CTGACATTCTGTCAGACAGCAATCTGCTCGAACTGTTGACGAATCATGGCAGTGCTGTTGACTGCCTACTGGCTGATGCGTTGAGAGGCAGAAACCCATTGGAGAATCTTGAGAAAATCAGAGAATTGCTGGGTGAACATCTGCTTGAATGCGCGGAGGAAGCGAACAGATGACATTTCAAAGAACACATCAACCATGCCCGGATCAGACAGGGTGCAGGTCATCCGATGCTGCTTCAGTCAATGAGGATGGCAGTATCTGGTGTTTCTCCTGTCAGCAGTTGTTTCAGGGCGAAGCAATCCCTGATGAGGCACAGAGGCCGACACCTAAGCCAGCTTTTTCAGCAGTTGAAAACTTGTTGATCACAGGCAGGTACTCTGGTGACAGTGCAAGAGGCATCACTGCCGACACTGCGAAGCTCTTTAAGTCCTTGAAAACAGAGGATAAAACCTACTACGCATATTTTGACAAAAACGATCCAACGAAAATCGTTGCAGCAAAGATGCGTTATCCAGATAAGCGGTTCCCGTGGGTCGGTGAAGTAAAGCAAGCTGGGTTATTCGGTCAGCAGCTATTCTCCCCTGCGAAGTTCTGCACTATCACAGAGGGTGAGGAAGATGCACAGGCAGCGTACCAGCTATTAGGAAGTAAATATCCTGTTGTCAGCATCCGCAATGGTGCTGCGGGTGCGCTGGCAGACTGCAAAGCTGCATATGAATGGCTGGACAAGTTTGAAACTTTAGTCTTTTGTTTCGACTCTGATGAGCCGGGCAGAAAAGCAGCAGCGGAATGTGCGCAGTTGTTCGGTGGCAAGGCAAGGATCATGCAGCACCCGACAGGGATCAAGGATTCATGTGATTACTATGTTAATGGAAGGACAGCAGAGTACAGTCCGGCATGGTGGAAGGCTGACAGGTTCACGCCTGACGGCATTGTGCTGGCTGACCAGTTCAGGGAAGCTCTGAAGTCACCAGTACCGCCCCCGCGCTGGCACTATCCTTGGAAGGGCTTGGACAAGATGCTGCAAGGGATCAGGGAGGCAGAGCTGGTCACATGGTGTGCAGGCAGTGGCGTAGGCAAGTCATCAGCACTGCGCGAGCTGGTCTACAGCACCCTTCTCAACACTACTGACCATGTTGGCGTTGCATTCCTTGAGGAGACACCAGAGAGGACACTGCGAGGTCTGGCTGGGCTTCACCTGAACAAGCCGATACACCTGCATGGCACTGAATATGACCCTTCCGAAATAGACCAGTGCTATGATGATCTTGGCATAGGACACAGGGTGTCACTGTGGGATCATTGGGGTAGCACTGATCTTGACAATGTCATCAGTCGTTTGAAGTATTTTGTCAAAGCGATGGACTGCTCCATAGTGGTGCTGGATCACATCAGCATTGTTGTGAGTGGTGAGGCAACACAAAATGAAAGACAGAAGATCGATGAGTTGATGACAAGGCTACGGTCAGAAGTGGTGCAGCAGACAGGATGCAGTTTGCACATCGTTACTCACTTGTCGAGGCCAGATGGCAAGCCACTTGAGAATGGCGCACCTGTCACATTGTCATTACTAAGAGGCTCAGGCTCTATTGCGCAACTATCTGATGCTGTGATAGCTTGTGAGCGTGACACACAGGCAGAGGATGCGAGCGTAAAAAACACCACTACCTTGCGTGTCCTGAAAAGCAGATGGATCGGGGATACTGGTATTGCCAGTCATCTAAACTACAATAAAAACACCGGCAGATTGACAGAGCTGGGAGCAGAGATGTTATGAGTGAAGCAGAGAAGTATTGTCCCTACTGGGATTGGTGTGCAAAAGGGATCAAGTGCGACAGGGCATTGACAAAAGAGATCAAGGATGAGGCCAGACGTAACAGAGAGAACCTGGAGTATCATGTCAGTCCCCCTGTTTGCTTTATCTTTCAACAGAAAGAGACTCTGAAATGAGATGCCTTGCCTGCGATGTAGAACTAAATGATTTTGAGGCTACAAGGAAGTCAGTCCACAGTGGGCAGTATGTTGATCTATGTGATAAATGTTTTTCAACTATCAAAGGCACGTTTGAAGTTGAAGAAAGGGATGACTTGAAACCCTATGAGGAAATCTGCCCAATGGATGACTATGACTATGATGACTGACAGCGTTGAAGATGCGTATGAAAAACTGATAGCTGGTGATATGACGCTGGATCAGTTCAAAGTCTGGCTGGCGTTGTGGTCAGTCAAGTGCATGGAGCATTACAAGTGATTCTCTACATCGACCTTGAAACCAACATGGCGCATGACACTATATGGTGTGCTGCCTACGCCATTGATGATGGTAATCCTGAAGTAACAGAGGATGCCAGTGTTGTTCGCGGTCTGGTAGCTAGAGCAAACAAGGTTGTTAATCATAATCTGATTGGCTTTGATGCCCCGCTGTTGGATCAGTTGTGGGATGTCAAAGTACCGTTTCAGAAGATGCAGGACACTCTGGTCATGTCGAGGCTGCACGATCCCTGCAAGGACGGTGGTCACAGTCTTGCTGCATGGGGAACTGCCTTGGGATGCAACAAGGGTGACTTCAGGGACTATGATGCCGGGTTCTCTGATGAGATGGCTGAGTATGCAAAGCAGGACATAGTGGTTACAAGGAAGGTGTATAAAAACTTGCTGAAGGTACTGAAGGATGATGATTTTTCAGATGAAAGTATCAAGCTGGAACATCAGGTGGCATACATCCTGAAGAAACAGGAACAACATGGTGTGATGTTTGATATATTTAATGCTCTGAAGCTGCGTGACAGTCTTAACTTGAGAATGATTGATATTGAGATTGAGATGCAGGAGGCTTTCCCGCCCATCATCACTCCCAGAATAGGTAAGAGAGGCAAGCCATTGTCTGACCATGTTGAGGTCTTCAACCCCGGTAGCAGGCAACAGATTGCCAAGAGACTGGAGGGCTTGGGTGTGAAGTTCACTCAGCAGACTGACAAGGGCAGAGCGAAGGTTGATGAGAAGGTGTTAGCTGGAATCGAAAGACCAGAAGCGAGGCTGATAGCGGAGTACCTGATGCTACAGAAACGTGTTGGTCTTGTTGACCAGTGGATCAACAACTGTAAGCCTACGCACCGTATTCATGGAGGTGTCATAACCAATGGCGCAGTGACAGGACGTATGACACACCGCACCCCTAACATGGCACAGGTTCCTTCCTGCTCCGCACCGTATGGTGAGCAATGCCGTGAGCTGTTCATTGTACCTAAAGGTTATAAACTTGTTGGTATTGACGCAGCAGCACTGGAACTCTGTATGCTGGCGCACTACATGAATGACCCTGCGTTCACCGCTGCGGTAGTCTCAGGCAAGAAGGAAGACGGTACGGACGTACACACGGTGAATATGAAGGCTGCTGGCCTACCAACCAGAGACCTAGCCAAGACCTTTATCTATGCCCTGCTGTACGGTGCTGGGCCGGGTAAGATAGGCAGGATCGCTGGCGGTGACTACGCTACAGGGGAAGAACTAATGTCACGGTTCATGGAGAACATGCCTAAGCTGAAAGATGTATTGGTGATGGCGAAGGCAAAAGGAAGGGAAGCTCGCATGATGATTGGTGGATTAGATGGAAGACAGCTACGCATCAGATCGGAACACTCTGCTCTGAACACGCTGTTGCAGGGAGCAGGAGCTATCGTAATGAAGAAGGCTCTTGTGTTGTTTTACAACAGTCTGGTGTCACGCAAGATACCTGCTAATTTTGTATTGAATGTTCATGACGAGTGGCAGCTTGAGGTGCAAGAGGACTATGCAGAGCAAGTAGCTCAGTTGGGCATTGAGGCAATCAAGAAGGCAGGTGTTGATCTCAGACTGGCATGTGCCTTGGATGGCGAAGCAAAGATAGGAAATAATTGGGCAGAAACCCATTGACAACACTAAATTTATACTTTACTGTGCAGTAACTACCTAGCTATGGAGGCTATATAATGAGTAATTTCAAACGTAGTGACAAAAGTTTAGTTCTGAAAGATGTCGAAGTACGCTGGGCCAGTCTCAGCAAACCAAACAATATGTCTGGCAAGTACCAGATTGATCTGAGCAATCTTACTGACGCTCAGATAAAGCAGATCGAATCGTTGGATATAGACGGCATCAAGCCCAGCATCCGCACCAGAGAAGATCAGCCGGAAGCAGGTAAATTCATTACCGTTAAATCCAACAGAGAAATCTATGCTCTCGACACTAACGGAGACCGCATCAACGTCTCTGTAGGCAACGGCAGCAGGGCTAATCTGCGCATAGGTTCTTACAAGTGGAAGAAGCCTGTCGGCAGTGGTGAAGGTGTGTCCTTGACACTGGATAAACTGGTGATTACCAACCTGATTGAGTACGTCCCTGAAAGGGATGACTCTGAATTGTTCAGCACCGACACAATTTAATTGTCATGGCCCAGCCAGCGGTGGCTAACACTGGCAGTCAAGGCATGGTTTATTTTGATTTCCTCCCATGTGACTTGACCGTCTGCCCCACGATACGGGGCATTGCTATAGGAGGACAAAGTAGATGATGATTATTACACAAGTATCAGAGGAATGGTGGATACTTACCAGTAACGATGGCTACCGTAGCCTGACATGGTTTGGCTATAGCAGACCGGAAGTGGTTGGTAAGTTCAATGCCTACACCCGCAAGATGGAAGTGGAGAAACTACGGTGCTGCTGATTGATGGAGACATCATTGCCTACCGGGTGCTGTTCAGCAAAGACGCTGAAACATTAGGCTCCATGTATTCTATTGTTGAGACATATATCAATAATATTATTACTAACGCTGACCCCGACATCAAAAGGTATAAAGTCTACCTGACAGGCAAAGGCAACTTCAGGGACGACATCGCAGTTACCGCACCCTACAAAGGCAACAGACCATCAGAGAGACCTGAAGGGCTGGAAGACATCAGACAATATATCCTGCTCATGCACCCCAGTGAGTTGGTGGAAGGTCAAGAAGCAGATGATAAGATTGCTATCGAAGCCACTCTCCGGGGAGAAGCCTGTGTAGTCTGTTCCATTGACAAAGACTTGGATCAGATCCCCGGCAAACATTTCAACTTTGTTAAAAACATTCAATATTCTATTAGTCCCCAGCAGGGATTGTTGAACTTCTATTGTCAGATACTGACAGGAGACAGAGTAGACAACATTGTTGGGTTGAAGGGTGTCGGGCCTAAGACAGCTCTGAAAGCCTTGAAAGACTGCAAGACTGAATTGGAGATGTATCAGAAGTGCTTGGAGATGTACGAAGATGAGCAGAGGGTCATTGAGAACGCAAGGTTATTATGGCTCAGACGGCAGGAAGGACAGCAGTGGAACCCACCTGCGGCAACTAAAACTACCGAGGCCCAAGTCAGTGAAGAAACGCAGCAACCAGAAACCACCAAAGGGCTATGATAGTTGGTTTGAATATGAACTACACCAGAAACCTCTGAGGGCATGTAAGTGTCACACAGAGACAGTGCAGTATGTGCAGGTCAAGACCTACGAACCTGACTTCATTTACTACAACACTGCTGGTGGGAAACAAAAGTATAAAATATTTATTGAGGCTAAGGGCCGCTTCAGGGACAGAGGGGAAGCAAGGAAGTACGTTGACGTTAAGAAGGGCTTAGACAAAAGCGAAGAACTTGTATTTGTTTTTTATAATCCCAAGACTCCAATGCCGGGAGCTAGGAAACGGCAAGACGGTACTAAGCTAACGCATGGAGAATGGGCTGAGTTAAACGGTTTCAGGTACTTCACCGAAGAAACAATACCAGCTTCTTGGGGTAAGAAATGAAAACAAAAGGAGAAATAACTATGTATCTACCTGTGTACATTACTGGCTTAATCGCAAGTTGTTTTTGTTTTTATGCAACACTGCGTTTCCTGAAAAGTGTAGTATCTGATGTAGAAGATGATGAAGATACGTTGTATGCCTCAGAGATTATGGACGGGTTTCTGATTCTAACCTGTTTTGTAGGGGCTGCTGGATTACCTCTGGCTTTACTCATACCTTTGTTTAATTTGTTGAGGTGATCTGATGCGCATACTATGTATCCCTGACACACAAGTGTCTCCTAACGTACCAACAGATCATTTGCTGTGGGCTGGGCTGTACGCAGTAGACAAATATCCTGATGTTATTGTCTTTATCGGGGATCACTGGGACATGCCAAGCCTGAGCAGCTACGACAAGGGTAAGAAGTCCTTTGAAGGACGTAGGTATATCAAGGACATTGATGCTGGCAATGCAGCTATGGCTTTGTTTATGGCTCCTATCCTGCAAGAACAGGAAAGGCTCAGACGCAACAAGGATAAGATATGGAAACCTAGATTAGTATTTACTCTTGGTAACCATGAGAATAGAATCATCAGAGCTATAAATTCTGATGCGATGCTGGAAGGCTTGATGAGCTACGATGACTTTGCACTAGAGCAGTGGGGCTTTGAAGTCTATGACTTCCTTGAACCTGTAGTAATCGAAGGTGTTGTGTTCAGTCATTACTTTGCCAGTGGCCCTATGCTGAGACCTATTACATCTGCCAGAGCATTGCTGACTAAGAAGCACATGAGCTGCTTTATGGGACATGTACAGGACAGGGACATTGCCTATGCCTGTAGAGCTGATGGTACTAACATGACAGCTATCTTTGGTGGTATATTTTACCAACACGATGAGGACTACCTTGGCAGGCAGGGCAACAATAGCTGGCGAGGGATATGGATGCTTAACGATGTACGCAACGGCAGCTTTGACGAGATGCCAGTGAGTATTGAATATTTGAGAGGTAAATATGGTAGGCACTGAACAAGAATGGAACGAATGGGCTGAACGCAGGTTACCGAAATGGGATACTAACCGTCTTACAGCGAAGCTGCCTAATTCCTATGATGAGGTACAGAAGCCCCAGCACTACAACAGCGGTAAGGTAGAGTGCATCGAGGCTATAGAGGCTTCGATGTCACCAGAGGAGTTCAAAGGGTATCTGAAAGGCAACACCCTGAAGTATCTGTGGCGGTACTCTTACAAAGGTAAACCAGTACAGGACTTGGAGAAGGCACAATGGTACTTAGAGAAACTGAAGACAGTGCAGTAGCACATTGCGAGTTGCAGCACAGGCGCAAGAAAGAACCACCGCCCATAGAGTGGCTGCGGGAACAGCTCGCTTATGACCCAGAGACAGGTAAGTTTAAGTGGAAGGTGACTAAACCGCAACGCTCTGATCCAATTGGGTGTCGTCGCAAAACA